TGATAGATGGGATCCGTAACCGCGACTCCACACATATCACGCAGTGATCTTTCGGGTCGATCTCTCGCTTCCTGCTTGCTGGGGTGGTCCCAATAGACTTGGGTTCCCTTGAACACATGACCATCGCGCTCGATCTGTGCCCGCTCGTAGTAGGCGCTCGAACCTTGTCCGGGGCTGATGATCTTGACCAGAACCGTTCCGTCAGGCCTCACGATCTTCGGCATAACGACCTCCCTATTCGACAGCGAAGATCTCGCCGTCTTCCTTGAATGCAGCCGAGGCCGCAACACCTTCCGACTCCTCGTTCGAGCCAGCCCCTAGACTTGAAATAGCCTCTCCCCATTCCTCAAAAGCTTGAGCGGTCGGAGACTCACTAGCTTCTCGCGGATGCGCCTTGACTGCTTCGACATAGGACGACTCGGCGATAGGTTGGAACTTTAGGATCTCCTCCTTGACTGATTCCGTTGTCTCAGGGTGATTGGCCACAACGTGCATCGAATAGAGCAACCCCGCGAGCGCTTGTCTCACCGTCTTCCCCTCGAAGAACGCATCCATTAACTTCTCGCCCAGGTTCTTGCCCTCCGCTTCACCGGCCATTTCTACTCGCCTCCTTGATTCCGAATCCTAATCTCTTTCTCGCCTTCCAACAGGAGCTTTTGCCATCGTTTCGGCAGAGCTCCAAAACTAGAAGCGTTGTTAATCGCGGATCTGAATGCTGCTTTTTCTTCACGCGCCAGCGGATACCAAACTTTTGTGCTACCTGTAACTTTCCCTGCGCGTCTACTTAGCTTGGCCTTTTGTTCCATGTCCACGCCTTCCGTTCGTAATTCCAGGCGAACATTGAGTCGTCCACAATGACAGCAGTTCGGTTGAGAATTACCACTTGAGTCTGTCCCGGATGGGCTCCTCCGCTTGTTTGGTCCTCATAGGGGATAGCAATCGCATCGTATCCTGCTGCGGCAGCGAATCTCCCTTCATCCTGGAACACTATTTTCAGGGCTTCCATCCTTTCCAGGGTTCCATCTTCTCCTGCACTCTCAGCATCTCCTATGAGTCCATCGAGAGCGGTTAGAGCATCCGCTTGCTGATCTAAAAGAGCGCCGTAATCAACAACCAAGGCATCCTCATTGAGAATCATCCTCATTAAGCCACCTTCGTTTTGGTCCGCGTATGTCTTAAAAGCCAAACGCCTCGACCCTTCGCCTCTAACCGTATACGTCCCGTTCGCATACATTCCTTGCCCCGCGAAATAGTCTCCGCTTCTGAACTCCTCAACACGATCGGCACCCGAGACTCCACGATAAAGAATATCATCCGTACGTATTGAGTGGTCATAGAGATATTGATTGAACTCATCGAGATCCATCACTTGAGGCAAACCTGAGAATCCTTGCCGATCTGCTACTTGTTCCATGTAAGGGTCTTCGCCTGCTCTCCATTTCTTTCGCAGCAATTCCGCTTTTTCATTTGATTCAATGTCCAAGAGGTCGTCCAACATCTGATCGCTCGACCACTTATCGAAATCCACTGAGTGAGGGCTTGTCCTGTAATCCTCTCGTTCTTGGTCACGCAAGATCTTAATGTAGTCTTCGTCTGAAATCGCAGCAGGGATAGAAGGAGCATCGGCAACCTGATACATTGTGTCATGTCGGCAGCCCGGATGGTTCGGAGGATGCTGAATCCCGGTCGGAAATGGCTCGTCAAGAGGAATCCAACCGGCAGCGAGATTCTCTCTGCATCCGTCAGAAGTGATACTGTCATTCGGCCCGCCGTAGGACTTCTCCATCGTCACACCAACGGCGGTGATCTCATCAACGAGAGAGCGAGAACCTGACTCGTATGCGAAGGCGTTTTCCGTTACGGCAACAAGCTCGGCCCTTGAGCGAATGTAGGAATGAGGATCGTCGCCAGCGAACTCGCTGAATCGCTTGGAGATCTGACGCCCAACTTCTCCATAGCTTGTGCCGTTCTGCAGCCCTGTTGTCACGATGTTGCGGATCTGTGCTTCGGTAGTTGCGTTGACACCCGATACACGATTTGCCGCGTTGCTCATTGACCAGTCAGTAGCTCGCCGGTTGGGGATGTTGAACGAACCTTCTATCCCGAACCCGGATGCGGCGTCGGAGAACCCGGCAGACAATCCTTGGTTGAGCGTCATCGCTAACGTGTCGTCAGCTTGAGCTTTAGTGACTGCGAATATCTCAGCAAAAGCAGCTCCGAGATCATCGTCTACGGCTTCCCAGAAAAGCTCCGGCCCTGCGTGTTCGAGCAAAGCGTCCCGGCGAGTGAAGTACGGTTGAATAACCTCAAGCTTATCCATGAGGAGAGCGCCCTGTTTCCTGAAGAGGCCTCCCAAGCGAATCCTAGACCTATCTATTGCCCTGATTCGCCGGTTTGCGGCAAACGTGTCGGCGGCTAGATTCGCCTCGCTGAATAGACTGAGTGCGGCTTCGTAAAGAACTTCACGAGTCGCTGTTGCCGCCTTCGCCATCTTGGATCTTCGCCTCCTTCAGTAGCTCCATGAAGTTCGTCATTTGAGTTCGGAGTTTTTCGGCTGTCGCTTGCATCGCAGGCGGAACGATTCCAATGCCGGCCATGTCTTCCTCAGAAGGATCTGGGAAGATCTCGTCCATTACTTCCTTGACGGATCTCTCACCAAGTGCGCTTAGAAGCTGTTCGGCGACGTACTCAGCCGGAAGAACGCCTACGCTTGCCGCTTGATGAACTGCTGCAACACGAGCCACAACGTCAGCCTCAACAAGATCGGGGAACATGACTTCAATCGCCGTGTCAATCGTGGTGTCGGCATAAGGGTCAACCTCCTGGCCTTCCGGGGTTGGTTTGGGATCCGGATCGTCACCGTAGACGAAGATCATCTCGCCCCATTGGTCTTCCTGGTCTGAGCCGGTCAACCCGGTGACCTTTCCAGAACGTGCTTGCTGCTCAACCGCGAATCCTATGATGTTGGAGAATACTTCCTGCCAAAGCATCTGTCGGTTTAAGAACATGAGTTCCATCGGCCTTTCCATCGACTTCGCCGTTGCGAGATTGCCGGTTGAAGGATCGCCGAAGTAGTGTTCGTAGATCCCGGTCGCCGCGCAGACCATGAGGAGAAGGCGCCTGCCGTCTTGAGGGGATGTTGTAGCGCCCGCTGTTCGTATAGGTGATAGCGAAGCCGCCCCTTCCGATTCTATCATTGTGGAGGCCGCAGCCGTTGGCATTTGGATTGCTCCACCTTCGGCAAGGTTCGAGTCCATCCGTGCCTTGATCGCTGCCCTTTGATCGGCCCCGCCTTTTGCGACAACCCGCCAAGCAAAACGAGCGAGGGCACGTGTAATGGTAGCCCAGTTAGACAGGAACTCGTTGTATGCCCTCGCCCAATCGTGTGCTGAGTACAGTTCGGAAACGCCGAATCGCTGCCCGTTCAAGGCGTTAACCTTGACATGGTAGATGGGCGTTGACCAGTCGATTTCCATTCCCTCGTAAGTCGTGTCCTTTTGAGCCGGTCGGTATTGCCAGTCAGGGTAGAGCGTGCCTTTCGTATCAAGCTCCCCAATAGGATTCCCGAGATGGTCAACTTTGAGGGCTTTCTTGCGGACGTAGAACCACGGATCTTTGGCATCTTCCGGGTTCGATATGATGTCCGCAATCTCCGTGAAAGGCACGGTCCTGATTCGGGTCAAGCCTTCCTCATTCCCGAAGAACATGAAGAATAGATTCGACTCAATCTGAAGGTCGGTTTCCCGCGCACTCATCGAGAGATGCCGGGTGAGTTCCGCCTTGTTCTTTTCGTCATCCAAGAACGCTTGCACGATCTGGTCAATCAGTGGGTGCGCACCTTGGATGGTTACTCCCTGCCCGAAAACATAGGAAGTCTTCAGGTCAACCGCGCGTTTGATGAGAGGATTCTTCAGATAGAAGATTCTCGATAACCTGGTGATCGTTCGGATGGCGGCTCGTGAGAACTCAACATCGCCGAAGCCAGAAAGCTTCTCCCAACCTACGTCCTCCATGTCAAGCTCAAGCTCTGCGATTCTTTCCGAGAACTCAAAAGCCATACTCTGTAGCTGTTCTGTGAGCGATTCCGTAGTCACTTCTTGGATTTCGGATTCGGCGAGTTTTCCTTCAGCCATCGGCTACCACCCCTTCAACTGATAACCTATGACTACACCCGAACGTGCTAAATAGCAAGTCCACGGCATTACCTCACCATGGACTTGCGCTTGCTTGTCTCAGAACAGAACCGGAGTTCCGTCAGTCGAGCGGATACCCGAAGATAATCACCCGCGCTCCGTCTGCTACAGTAGCGGGTGCCGGGAGTTGAATCTGTTTGGTCGAATCAACCATCTGCCCAGCAACCTTCGTGAGGATGATCTTGAACAGCGGCTTGCCTCGTTCGGCCAAAGCGGAGATCTTGCGCTCCACTTCCTTGTCGACAGCTTCCGTAATGTCGGATGTGAGGTCGCCCGGTGAGACTGCAACCGGAGCCGCCGTCTGCTTGGTTCGGATCGTTTTCTTCAACTCCTCGATTGTCTCAGACTTCTCCTTCAATGCTGCCTGAAGCTGTGCCTTCGTTCGTTTGTCATTTGCCATTAGTCTTTCACCTCCTCAACGAGAAATGCCTCGATATGTACTTTCGCTCCTTCTGGAATCAGGCTAGTTCCTTTTGGCTTCAGCCTGTCGATCAAGTTCTTGCCGCGAAGGAATCCGCCCACGACATGTAGCTCAAGCTCGAACAGCGGCTTGCGTATGTTCATGTAGAGATTCGATGGTTTTGGAGGATTCTTATCGGGTTGATTCGTTTTTTGTTTCTTACTCATGTCAACTCTCCTTGGTGGAACGGCAACGGTGGTTCGATCATCTTTTGCAGTCTGTCTCGATACGCTCGTGTGAGCAAACGCCGTTCGTCAGAGTCGATGTCGAACTTCATCTTGCCCAGCATCTCGATCGTCAACTCAAGCTCCCATGCCGTCAGCGCCACCTTGTGATTCCGCGCATCCGAGATGTCTATGCTCTCCGTCTTTCCACTAGCTTTTGCCATCAGTTTCTCCTTTGCTCACACAACAGCGCTTGTACTTCTTGCCGGATCCACACGGGCATGGATCGTTGCGTTTTGGGACATCGGTTTTGAGGAGAGGCTTCGAGCTAGGATAGAACGTTCGGCCCTTGAGCAGTTCCCAATTCTTTGTTGCCTTCTTCGATGGTCCTTTCTTTTTCCGTGTTATCTGAGCCTGCCTTCTGCGCCTAGCCCGAATCTCAGTCATCAGCCCTCCTTACCTCTTGCCTTTTCGTCCTCCACTAGGTTTCGCGCAACCTCCGCGTCCTGTGTTGCCAGAGCCTCCACCGCTTCCGTCTTTCTTGGGAGTTCCTTTCGTAGCCATGTTCACCTCCTAGTATTTCGAGATCGCTTGCGGGTCGTCGTAGACCATGATTCGATCGTCAAGATCACCGGGTGCGCCTTCGAGCGTGTAGAGGACATACCTCAAGCAGTCAGGCAAGTGATCGTCAATCTTGATAGGATTCTCCTTGGCTATGTTTCCAGTCACCACGTCAGTAGGGAAGCTGTACTTTTCCATCTGATCCACGAAGTTCGGAGCGCTACCTCGCAACACCTTGAGCCTTCCCGACTTGACGATCTCTCCGACCTTCGAGACACCGGCCATCACTTCATTCGCGCCTCGATACAACGGCCAGATTCCATGCTGCCGAAGTTCATTTACGTCAGCGATTCTCGCCGGGTCATAGATGTGGCCAACGAGCGTTCCCTTGAGTCTGTCGGATATTTCCTTGGCGTGTTCCTTCGCCGTTCTTAGGTAGTCAACGAAGTAGTCGCTGTAGACGTAATAGGTGTACCCGTCGAATGCGATGAACAAAGCTCCAAACAGAGTGGAAGGATCAATGCCCACGAAGACCGGCCATTCCTTCGGGATTTCAAACGGTTCAACGAAGAGCGATTCGCCGAAGTCTGGATAGACCAAGCCAAGCGGCTTTTGGAATTGCCCCATGTAACGCATCTTGAAGAGCCAGTCCGGGAGCGTTCGCTTGGCACGGTTCCACTCTGATTTCGGGTATTGCGGATTGTCGATTGAGCGGAATTGGATAACGTCATAGTCGGGATCGCCGCCTTTCCATACCTTGAAGATGTCTTGGTAGTACCAGCCCATATTCGTCGGGTAGCCGGTGAAGAGAATCGGCCCTTCGTTGAGTCCGACACGACTCTGCATTACTGGCCACACGAGAGCTTTCATCTGGCTTGGCTCATCCATCCATGCTGCCATAGCGTGAATCCCCTCAATCCTCAAAGGGTGTTCGGCAGAGCGGAAGTAGATTATGCCTCCAGTCGGCAGGTAATAGAGATTTGCTTGGCTCTTGTATTCGCCCTCAAGGAACGTGCCCTTGTAATGCTCCTCCAGGGTAGGCACAAGAATATCTCTCACCATTCGATCTGTAGCGCCAGCTACGATGTACTGAGCGCCGTCGCCCAATCCCATGTCGCGGTGTTGCAGTATCTTCTTGGCAAGCCATACCGGACCCCACCACGTCTTGCCGCCTCCGGTCCCCCCGAGCATGGCTATGAATCTGGCTCGACTTTTGAGTGTCTTACTCTGGAACCAGTGTGGGCGTATCTTCCGAAGCTTCTGAGGATCTTTCGTCTTCGGTTTCTGGTGGCGGCTCCGAATCGGTTTCGATGATAATGAGCGGCTGTTTTTCGTCAACGACATGGTGGTACTCCTGTCGGTGTTTCCAATTCTCAGGATCGCGGTTGGTCAGAATACACATCGCAGCGCCAACATCGGGAAGCGAATGCTTCATCACTCGCTCGATCTTGTCCGCAACGAACTCTCCGTTTTCGTCAAGGTGTCCGGTCGCTTTCACTTCTTCGTACTCGAATCCAAGCGCCCGCTTGAGGAGTGACGCGCCTACTTTCTCAATAAGCCGGTCTTCTTCGTCAAGCCATAAGTCATTGAACGCAGGATGCTCATCACGCCAGCGGTAGAGGGTCGCAATATGAACTCCGATTGAGTCAGCGATCTCCTGAATGATGCTGCCTTCCTGCCGGAGTCGAGCGAACTCAGACGGAACCATGACGGCATCCCACTTCGGCTTTCGACCCATCTCAGATCTCCTCGTTACAGAACGGACACCACATTGCCGGTAGGAATCCACTGTGCTTTATTTGCGGGTGCTTCCCGAACCATCCAACTACGATCGGCCCTGCAGAATCGCCCGGTGATACCGGCGTCCACTCAAGTCCATCCCTGTGTTCGCTAATCGCCTTGAATAGCTCGTCACAACAGATTCTCTTCATCTCGGAAGCACCCCGGTTCGATCCCACAACGCATTGATTCGCTTGATGTCTTTGTGGCTTCTCCGCTTGGGATTCATTCGCGGCGGTTTCTCCCTGCTTTTGTCGAGCTCTTGAGGAGTCGGGTCCAACGC